TTTATCAAGATCTAGATTATAGTAAAGTGATTCCTGTCCTTACAGCAGCACTAAAAGAGGCAATACAAAAAATAGAATTATTAGAAACAAGAATACAAACATTAGAAAATAAATAATTATGATTACTTACAATTGGAAAATCACGGCTTTAAAGAAAGCACCAACGCTAGACGGATTGTCTAATGTGATTACACACATTAAATTTGATTATACAGGTACTGATGCGGAATCTGGAGAGTCCCACACATTTAATGGAGCTTGCCCCGTAGGAGCACCATCTGCTGAAAACTTTGCAAGTATTGAAACATTAACTGAAGATATGGTTATCGAGTGGGCAAAAGCAAATCACCCTGTAGATCATATGAATGAAGTTATTAAAAAAGGTATTAAAGCTAAAGTTATACCTACTAACGAAGATGTAACAGAATTAGACTGGTTAAATACAGAAACACCATCAGGATCAGATAACCCAGATGAAGGAGTTGATGCTGAGTAGATAATATAACGTAAACATAAACGGAGGTACGTAAAACTCCTTGGAAATACTAAACTTTAATATTTATAATAAAAATAAAACACAATGATTACTTACAATTGGAATTGCAAAACAGTAGATATTTACCCAGAACATGGAGGTGAATCAAACGTAGTATATAATGTACACTATAGAGTAACAGGAACATCTGATCAATTAGATGATAACGGAAATCCTTATTCTAGTACTAATATAGGAACTCAGATCTTAAGTACAGATGACCTTTCTTCTTTTACATCATTTGATAGCGTGGTACATAGCGATGTTATTGGATGGGTTAAAGCAGCTATGGGAACTGAAGAAGTTACTAGCATAGAGACAAGCATAGAGAATCAAATAAACTCTCTGATAACTCCAACCTCGGTAACTAAGACTGTGGCTGACGATCCTGAAGTAGAGGAGTAGAAAAGAAAACAAGTCTAGAGAAAACCTTTTTTAAGGTAATCTAAAGTAACTAATAATACAGGTTGAATACATAGCCTGTATTTTAGTACAAGTTAAATAAGTTATTTATAATTAAATTATATTGAATGGGATTTTCAAGAGGACCAAATATTGTTAGGGATGGTTTAGTATTTGCTTGGGATGGAATGTCTCCAAGATCTTGGGATGGTTCCTCTTCAACTCATACTGACTTAAAAGGTAAAGGTACAGGAACTAAAACTGGAGCTAATTCTATCACTAGAATTAACAATCATGTAGATTTTAATGGTGGAGGAACTAGAAATTGTTATATATCATTCCCTTCAGTTAACATTACAGTCCCTACTGAAAACACCGGTACCTGGATGTGGGCACATTATTTTGAAGATGCCGGTAGTATAGATCATCCAAATTTTGGTAAAGAAACAACTGGAGCATGGGCAGGAGATGATGGATTTGTATTTGGTACGGGATATGGAACTGATGGTCCTAGGTGGGGTATAGCAGGAACAGCACATACGTTATATGCTTCTCTAACATCAACAACAGGGGACTATAGGGGGAATGTATGGCAAATATACTGTGTTACCTATGAAAGGAATTCCTCAACAGGATTAAAAACCTATTTACATGATTCCAATGGGCAAAGAAAAGTAGATGAACGTGCTACTTCTAATGTAGCTATAGGATCAAATAGTAATGCTTTACATATAGGAGCAACTAACTCTAGAGGAGGAAACTGGAATGGCTTGATGGATTTCGTTCTTATGTACAACACTGCATTAACACAAGAACAGGTATTTCAAAACTTCGATGCATATAAATCAAGATTCGGACTATAAAAATATAAATTATGTTTGAGAACAGAAGATGGTTGGTCATTCCAACAAGTATAACAAGCTCAATAGATTTTAATCAAGTATTAGAATCAAATACAGATTCATTACGTCTATCTGTAGACGGTAGTGAAACATTTGTAAAATACGAGATAAATGAAGTAACAGCCTCATATGAAGAATATTACCCAGACGCAGAAGATCCAAATATAATGTTAACCTCCTCTATAGAGGCAGGAGTGTATGGAAGACCTTCAATTTATTCTGAAGAATATACAGAATATAATCATGCTGATATTTTAGAATTATTATCAACTGAGGCTTGGACCTCACCAATAGAAGAGATTTAAGATATGGCTACAGCTGGGGGACCTGACATAGAGAGAAATGGATTAGTATTTGGGTATGATACTGGATATAGGGTAGCTGATAATTCTACATCTACTAGGTTTTATCCTGGTAAGAATACTAATAACTTAATTAGTAATTCATTTGACCCTACTTTTGATTCTTTAGCTGATGGGAATACTTGTGGTTTCCTAAATCAATTGGGAACCGGTAATTATTTAGGAGTATCACCCACAATATCATATAAAGGAACTAAATCTCTTAAAATTAATAGAGGAACAGGAGGAACAGGAAGAGTTTATAGAACCCTCTCTTTAACCTTAGGACAATATTTATCTGTTTCATGTTGGGTTTATTCTACAACCCCCGGAGCTATTCTAACTTTAGAATATAATGGTGGTGATTACAGTTGGGGAGTTGCTCAAACTCGAAATACTCATACAGGTACAGGATGGGAGTATTTATACGTTAGATCTTCATCTCCTGCAACCTCTAATACAACAGCATACTATTTTTTATATCCTTCAGTACAAAACCAAGATACATATTGGGATAATATACAAGCCGAAAATTCTCAATATCCTAGTCCTTTCTTAACAGGTACTCGCTCCTCAACCCAATCACTCATAGACCTAACCCGTACATCAACTATAGATGTATCTAGTGTATCATTTGATTCAACGGGACAACCTACGTTTGATGGTACAAACGATTATTTTGTAACTGATAATAGTTTTTTAATAACGGGAGATCAGACTTGGGAAGTTGTTGCTATTGCTAACGGGGGTCCCGATTCACCTGCTGGAATATTAACAAATCACTACTTCCAATCACCACAATCTAATTTCGGGATAAACTACGTGAGTGGAAATAGATTAGGTGCCTCTATCGGATATACAAATGGATCAAGAGAATATGCGTCTAAAAATACATCATATGTTATTCAAATAGGTGTACCATTTCATGCGGTGTTAAAATACGACTCATCTAATAACACTATAGAGTGGTTTATAAATGGAGAATCAGATTCGACATACAGTCTTTCAGCGACTCCTAATTTTATCACTCAACCAATATGTTCGGGTAGATGGACACCAATATATAATGATTATTATTTTAATGGGGAAGTGTATGTTGGTAAAGTGTATGGTAGAGCACTCACACCTGACGAGGTAAGAAAAAATTACAACGCTTACAAAAACAGATTTAATATATAATGTATTCAGGACCACACATAAAAAGAGATGGATTAGTATTTGGGTATGATACCGGTGCAAACCCTTCTTCTAACTTTGATCATAAAAATAAAAAACGTAGGTTTTTTAAAGGTAGTGCTTCTACAAATGTTGTTACTAATACTAATTTAAATACTGGGTGGTCTAAAGGATACCAAACAGCCATAGAATATGATGAAATAAAACCACCCAAAGGAATAAAATCTCAAGTTGTAGGTTTTAATAAAAGTAGTTCAAGTAGTTATTGGTATTCTTATGGAGATTATGCCCCACAAACCCCAAATACAACATATACAGTTTCAATGTTTGTAAAAACTAGGGACTCTAATTTTAGAATTACATTCTATACTGCAAATAACTCAGAAACAGGTAGAGTTTGGGGTTCATATATTACAGTGCCTAACGATAATAAATGGCATAGAATAGTATGGCCTAGTTTTTTAAATCCTTCTAATAGTCAATCAGATAGTTTATCATTTAATTTTAGTATGGCGGATACAGGAGATTCGAGTAGAACTTGGTTCTGTGCCCCTCAAATGGAAGTAGGGACCAAAGCATCCCCTTTTGTAGAAGGTACTCGCTCCTCAACCCAATCACTTATAGACCTAACCAAATCAACAACTATAGACGTATCTAATGTATCATTTGATTCTGATGGATTACCTACTTTTGATGGTACGGATGATAGAATTGAACTTACAGGATTCACACAAACCCCAGATCCCAATAATTTTAGCGTTGAAGCTGTAGTAAATTTAAATTCACATAACTCTAACACTAATATCGGAAGTGTAATTGTAAACAATTACAGCTCTTTGAGGGGTTGGATATTTTATTTAGATGGTCCTGATTCTCGATTAGGGTTAAGACATCATTATAATGGGACTTCGGGTGCATATAGTATAGAAGCTACAACTGGGATAAACCTTAATCAGTGGTACCATATAATGGGGACTGATGATGGAACTACCGTAAGACTGTATATTAATGGTGTACAAGTACAAAGTGGCAACAGCACAACAGCAACTAACTACTCAGGACAACCCCTAATAGGACAGTTCCCAGGTAACAATTCCGTGACTAACGGGAAAATCCCAGTCGCAAAAATATACAACCGAGCACTCACAGCCCAAGAAGTAAAACAAAACTTCAAAGCATACAAAAATAGATTTAATTTATAATAATAAAAAAAATAAAAAAAATATAAGATATAGTTGCTCAATAATTATTAAGTACCTATATTAGTATTATATAAATCGATTTAATTAAATAAATTTTTTAGAAATTATGGCAAACCAGAAATTAAAACAGGAAGAGCTAGACCAGTTACAGGAATTACAACAGAAGAATACTGCACTGGTTAGAGAATTAGGAGAGATCTCATTACTTGAAATTAACTTACAGGAGAGAAGTGAGGGAGCAAAGAAATTCTTAAGTGAAGTAAAACAAGCAGAATCTGAATTAGTAAACCAATTACAGGAAAACTATGGAGTAGGTTCAATTGATTTACAGAAAGGAGAATTCATTCCTAGTGAAACAGCAACTGCACAGGAGTCTGAAGTTCCTGCAAAAGAATAGGTACACTATTTACATTGGATAAAAGAGGGAGGGTTTTAGATCCTCCCTTCCTATTTATATACAGCTACCTACCTGTATAGAGTATGACAGGTTTAGAAAATAAGCAGATATTTATAAAAGACATTTAAATAAACTTCATCAAACATGGCAGAAACAATTATCTCTCCAGGTGTATTCACAAGAGAAAATGATATTTCATTTATCCAACCAGCACCTGTAGAAGCAGGAGCAGCAATCATCGGACCAACAGTAAAAGGACCAGTAGAAGTACCAACATTGGTTACTTCTTATAATGATTATGTAAGACAGTTTGGAACTACTTTTTCAAGTGGATCTACTTCTTATGAATTTTTAACTTCTATTGCTGTAAAAAACTACTTCCAACAAGGAGGTAATTCAGTATTAGTATCTAGAGTTGTTTCAGGTCCTTTTGATAGAGCTAGTAGTACAAATATTACAAACACAACTACAACTACAGGAGATGCTTTTGCATCAAGTCAAGGAACTTTAGCAGCTGCAGCAGCAGACGGACAAAAATTCCGTATTGTATATAATGATACAAACTATGACTTAATAGCATCAGATGATCCAATACCAGCGGATGTACCAGGAAGTAACACCTTTTACTTCTCTACAGGGTCTACTGCAACAGAAACTGCAGAAAACTTAGCATCAGAAATAAACAATAATGCTACATTATCAGCAATAGTAACAGCTGATAACACAGCAGAAGTTTTAGAATTAACTGGTGCGATTGCAGGAACATCAAGAAACGGAATTACATTCCTAACAGGTTCAGCAGCAGGAGCAACACCAGACTCTACTTTGATTACTTTAGAAGGAGGTACAAATACAACTACAGCTACTTTAAATTCTTTTGAATTAGAGACTATAGGAAAAGGAGAATTGTACAATAATTCTACAGCTGCAAGTGATGCAGGAGCAGAAAACAGTGACAATTCACTAATAAGCGGTTCAGCAGACAATGTAAGATGGGAAGTATCTAATGTTAATAAAAAACAAGGTACATTCACATTAAGTATAAGACAGGGTAATGATAGTCTTAAAAATAAAGTTATTCTTGAAACATTTAATAACTTATCTTTAGACCCTAACTCAGAAAATTATATCGAGAAAGTAATTGGTAACCAAGTAAAATCAATTAATACTTCAGAATCACCTGCTTACATCAGCACTACTGGAGAATATGTAAATAGATCAAACTATATTAGAGTATCAGCAGTGAATACACCAACATTAAATTACTTAGGTAATGATGGATTAACTGTTAATACAGATTCTGATAACGTTTCTTACTCAGCTTCTTTACCGGTAGCACAATCTGGTTCATTCCATGGAGCAACAGGAACATTATTTGCTTCTGATAGAGCAGCTAACTTCTTCGGTGATATAAATGGAGATGATTCACAAGGATTAACAGGAGGTAACTACGATAATATAATTTCAGTATTAGAAAATACTGAAGATTACGTATTCAATATTATTACAGCACCAGGTTTAATCCACAAATTTGCAGGACATAAGACACAGGTAGATAGCATTATCTCTCTTGCAGAATCTAGAGGAGATTGTATAGCGGTAACAGACTTAGTAGGATATGGAGAAACAGTAAGTAACGCAGCCGGACAATCAGACCTTGTTAATAGTTCATACGCAGCAGCTTATTGGCCTTGGCTACAAACTCAATCTGCATCAGGTAAAAATGAATGGATACCAGCCTCAGTTGTTGTTCCAGGAGTATATGCTTTTACAGATAATAGTTCAGCACCTTGGTTCGCACCAGCAGGATTAGTAAGAGGTGGAATTACAGGAGTAATTCAAGCAGAAAGAAGATTAACAAGAACACAGAGAGATACTTTATATTCTAATAAAGTAAATCCAATAGCTTCTTTCCCAGGACAAGGTATTTCTGTATTTGGACAGAAGACATTACAGACTAAAGCATCAGCTTTAGATAGAGTAAACGTAAGAAGATTATTAATTGAGTTGAAAAAGTTTATCGGAGACCAATCTAGAAATTTAGTATTCGAACAAAACACAATAACAACTAGAAATAGATTCTTATCAACAGTAAATCCTTACTTAGAATCAGTAGTACAGAGACAAGGTCTTTATACTTATAGAGTAGTAATGGATGACACAAACAACACAGCAGATGTTGTAGACAGAAATCAATTAATCGGTCAGATATTTATTCAACCAGCTAAAACTGCAGAATTCATAGTATTAGACTTCACAATTGAGCCAACAGGAGCAACTTTTGCAGGATAATTTTAAAAATAGATATTTATAATAAAGCATATATAAAATGGCAGTATTAGACCCAAACGAAATAATGTTTAGAGCCTTCGAACCGAAGGTACAGAATAGATTTATCATGTACATGGATAACATTCCATCATTCATGGTAAAGACAGTATCAGCACCAAGCTTTGAAGACGGAGAAGTGGTTCTTGATCATATTAACTCTTACCGTAAAATAAGAGGAAAGAGAATGTGGAATGATATGGACATGACATTATACGATCCAATCACACCTTCAGGAGCTCAAGCAGTAATGGAATGGGCTAGATTATCTTATGAATCAGTAACCGGTAGAGCTGGTTATTCTGACTTCTATAAAAAAGATTTAACTCTTAATGTACTAGGTCCTGTAGGAGATGTAGTATCGGAATGGATTATCAAAGGTGCTTTCATCAAAACAATGTCTCAAGGAGATTTTGATTGGTCATCACCAGATGCTGTTGAATTATCAATGACAATTGCAATGGATTATTGCGTTTTGAATTATTAACACAGCCTCAAATATATAAGAAAGCCCGATTGATTTCGGGCTTTTGTTGTTTTAAAAATAATTTCTTCGTATATTATTGATTAGTACTTAAAGGGATAGTTCTTTGACATTTTAAAAATAACAAGATATGGAAAATTTAGAATTTGTTTTAGGTGTCCTATCCACAGTAGGTGTATTCTTAGTAGGGTATGCTTCGATAGGAGTGTTTAAGGTGAAAACCAAAGTTAGAGGTATTAATCAATCTATAGGTGATAGTTATTTAACTATAGAGGAACTAAGTAAAGATTTTAATAATGAAATTAAAGATTTACGATTAGATTATCAAAATCAAATTGATGAAATTTATAGACAAATAGATTCAAGATTTGATAAATTTGAAAAAAGAATTAATAAAAAATAATTAATAACCCGTCTTAAGAGCTATCTTCTTTATGTACTATAAAAAAACAAAGTAGTTGTTTTAAAAAAATATTCTTCGTATATTTATATCTAGAACTAGTTTTAATTAATAAAATTTATGGAACAAACACAAAAATTCCCTACAGAGGTAGTTGATTTACCTTCAAAAGGAAAACTCTACCCACAGGATTCTCCTCTAGCTAAAGGTAGTATTGAAATGAAGTACATGACTGCAAAAGAAGAGGATATTCTAACCAATCAAAATTATATCGAAAAAGGTATTGTTATTGATAAATTACTTCAGGTATTAATTGTTGATAAAACAATTGATTACAACCAATTACTTGTAGGTGATAAAAATGCCCTTTTAATTGCAGCACGTATTTTAGGATACGGTAAGGATTATGAATTTGAATACGCAGGAGAAAAAGAGAATATAGACTTGTCTCTTCTTAACAACAGCGAACTACATCCAGATGTTGAAAATGCAACAGAAAATTCATTTAATTATACTTTACCGGCTACCAAAAAAGTAATTACTTTCAAATTACTATCACATGGTGATGAACAAGCTATTGATTCAGAAGTAAAAGGATTAAAGAAGATTAACAAAGAATCATCAGCAGAATTATCAACACGTTTAAAACATATGATAATAGCTGTTAATGGAGATAGTGAAAGAAGCACTGTTAGATCCTTTGTAGATAATGAGTTCCTAGCAAGAGACTCTAGAGCATTTAGAAACTACCTTAGAGACTTTCAACCAGATGTAGATATGAAATTTTACCCTGAGAATGGACCGGAAGGAGGAGTAAATATCCCTATCGGGGTTAACTTTCTTTGGCCTGACGCCAACCTATAGGTTATCTATATTTACACAAATACATGAAATAGTATTTAACGGAAAAGGAGGGTATAACTATGATACAGTTTACAATATGCCTATTTGGCTTAGAAATTTTACTTTTCAAAAAATGCAAGAGCATTATGAAAAAGAAAAAGCAGAATACGACAAAGTAAATAAAAAATCTCAGACCTTAAAAAGTCCCACTATTAAGAAACCTTCATATAGTACAAAGGCTCGTAAATAATTACGGGCCTTGACTATTTATAATAAACTCATTTGATAAATGGCTAACGGCAATTTAAATCAAGAAATAATATTTCTTAACAAAGAACTAAAAAAGTTAGGTGCATCAACGGCTGAAATAAATGCAATAAATAGAGCATTTAAGGAACTAGCAGGTGATACGTCCGCTGTAAGTGGTGAAGTAGATAGAGTACGTAAACGTGTTGAACAATTAAGAAGTGAAGCAGCTAACCTTTCAACTCCATTTGCCGATCTTAATAATATTATACAGCAGAATGCTGCTGCATTAAGTAAGCAAAACAGTACACTTAGTATTGCAGCTAAAGCCCAAAATAAAATAGCAAATATCTCCAGAGATATGGTAAGTGATTACCAAGGGTTAACAGATTTAAGTAAGAGACAGTTAGAATCTAAACTAGAAGATCTCCAGGCATCACAAGCACAACTTAGTTTACAAGCACAGATAGCGAAACAAGAAGCAAAAGAACTTCAATATACTAAAGGAAAGTCAAAAGCTGAAATTAAAAGAATGAAGCAGCTTAGAGAAGTTTCTAAGTTTAATGCTGAACAAGATGTTGGACTAACAGGGCTTATAGCTAAAACAAAAGAAAGGTTAGAATTAGAGACATCAATTAACGAAAATATGGGTGTCGCTGGAGCGCTAGTTGGCGGTACAGGTGCGTTAATGGAGAGACTGGGTATGAGATCCGGTATTTTCAACCAAGCAATGAGTGAAGCTACTGAAGAAATGAGAACCATGGCAAAAGACATGGGGAATAACGTTACTTTTATGAATAAACTGAAAGTAGCATCTACAGGAGTAAAGAGAGTTTTACAAGGTTTCGGAAAAGCATTATTGGATCCTACATCTATAGGATTAAAATTACTAGATACGTTTTTTAAAATTAATAAACAATCAGTTGAGATTAGCAGATTGACAGGACAGTCAGCATCTAACTTTGATACATTCCTTAACGGGGCAGCATCTGCCCGTGATCAAATGGAAGTTGTAGCAGAGTTAACTAAACAAGTAGGTTTTAATGCACAAAATGCATTTAGTGAACAGAATTTACAAGGAGCTGCTAATTTAAAAGTAGAGATGGGGTTAGCTGCAGGAGAAGCAGGAAACTTAGCTATGATGGCACAGACCTCTAACCAGGGAGTAGAGGCATTAACAGATAGCATAATAGCTACAACCTCAGAATTTAACGGAGCAAATAGAACAGCAGTTTCTCAAGGTGCGATATTAAGAGATATAGGTAATGTATCAGAAGGAATAAGAGCATCTTTTGCAGGTAATACAAAAGAGTTAGTCAAAGGGGCAGCAGCAGCTAGGAGATTAGGAATGGATATAAAAGACCTAGATAATATTGCTAGTAGTCTATTGGATTTTGATTCTTCTATACAGAGTGAACTAGAGGCACAGTTACTAACAGGTAAAAATATTAATTTAGCTAAAGCTAGAGAACTTGCATTAAACAATGACTTAGAGGGATTAGGAAAAGAGTTACTTAAGAACTCATCTGATATAAATGAATTCGGTAAAATGAACCGTATTCAACAAGAAGCACAAGCTAAGGCTTTAGGAATGACCAGAGACCAATTAGCTAGAGTTGCTTACCAGAGAGCATTAGAACTTGAAATGACAGAAGAACAGGCAGCAGCTGCAGCAGGAGTAAATGCAGAGGATATGAAGAGGATAACTGCTCAAGAAAATTTTGCTAAAGCATTAGAAAAGATAGCATCAGCCTTAGCACCAATATTAGATTTTTTTGGTGATATACTAAGCATACCATGGGTACCGCAAATACTACTAGGAGCTGTAGCAGCTGGTAAATTAGCTGGTAACCTTACCGGTATAGTAGGAAAATTAGGAAGTATATTTAAAGGGAGTAAAGAATTCATAAAAACT